GCTGAGTTGTGCCAAAGCCCTCAGCGGAGGAAATACCAGTCGGCTGCAATACTACTGCCGTTGTTCCCGTGCCATAGATACTTATTTGGCGGTCGGCAACAAGAGCATATTCCTGTTCTCCAGCGCCGAACTGGTCTCCTGATTTTACATAAACACCACTTCCCGAAGTATCCATCTCTAGCTGTCCCGAGCTCCAGTAGAGTGCAGCTAAATCCGCCGTTACAACATTGCAATCAAGCCCCGAAAATGTTTGCTTTGAGCCTGCTGTAACATCACCAATTACCTCAACATCTCGTGGGGTGTAATTCGGTGAGCCAGTATCCTCAATAGTGCCAGCTTTTACCCCCTCAGCGTTAACAGCAAAGTAAAACTCAAAAGCAGTTATAGCCCCGCTATCATTAGCAGGATTGTTCAGGTCAATACGAGTGTAACCTAAAACACACGTGGTTCCCCTATCTGTTGCACCTGAACCTACATCAATAGCTGCCAATTCTTCTCTCCAAAACAGTTTCTTTTAGGTGATTTACCTTATCCTCAATGGCTTTTGGGTTATTGGTGTGAAAACTTACTGGTGGATTTTTAAGGTCAAGCCTTTCCTCACAAGCCCATTTGATATAAGCCTCCTCTAAAAACGCCTGCCCTATATTCATAATCTCTTCATCTGAAGTATCAGGCTCAACGTAGATAAAGTGATTATGAAAGGGGTTGGTCTGCCATACTTTAGGTAGTCTGTTCAGCCATTTCTGGTAGTGCTTCATATCCACAGGAGTGCCAAGTTCGTTAACCTTTCCCGTATATCCTTCCTCTGGTATTACTGGCACTTGGGCATGGTGCACATCATAGCCATAATCACCCTCATCTAGATACATACAGAAGCGTATCTGAACTAGTCCTTTACGTTCACAGCAACCGCTAGGTTCTATTTTTACGAACACAATACTGCCTCCAGTATTAAGTCTTGCCCACCTTCTCGATACAGGAGGGAATAACCCACCAGTTACCCCCTCCGCAATTCATCTTCATTAGAGCTTAAAGATTTTTGAGGCACCTGAATCCCACTGAATGGTGATGTCGCCCCCGTTAGGTGTTACCGGTAATCCAGTAGCAGTGTCAATGTAGGCAATCAGGCGGTCATTAGTGCCACTTTGACTAACACCTCCATCTCCACCATCTTGGAAGATAACGATTGCCTCACACTGTTCGCCAGACACAGTGCTGAGTGTTATATCAGCCGCGTCAGCTACACCCAGTGTCTTTGTCTTACTGGCAAAATTACCACTAAGTCCATTGGTTACCCTGGCTGCATCGGGGATTGTGTCTTTGTTGCAATACTGGTCAACATCAATACTGACTGAGTAGTCAGTGGTGTCAACCAGAAGACACTTGATGTCGTTAGCATCCCAGTCTAAGTCCCCGCCTAAAAACGCCTCCCTTGCTAAACCATAAAGTGCATTTCCCATTTATTTTTTACCTCCTGTTATTTTTTCCTCTGATGGCACGCCTTTCAGCTTCAAGACTTGTGGCTCAGGTTTGCTCATATTTCCCTCCTTTATATAAAAAAGCCTGAGTTTATTGCTCAGGCTTGTCCCACAGTTATTTAGATTTATTTACTTCTCATCACATAGCCTCCTGAGCTAATCCTTAGAGTATTTTCTTGTAGTGGTTGGGGTCGTTTTCATGTTAAGCTCGCTCATGTAAATAGCCAGCTTCCCATTACCCCAGGCTTGCATATCGGCAGGCGTTCTACCGCCGCCAATATTTATCTCGTTTATCTGGGATTGAGCCTTTGAGATAGCAGCGTAACCACACACGCCCTGAATCAGTATCCTCTCCAGCTTCGGACTCAGGGTAGAGGATGTCTCGGTTATAGTATGTGGCTTCTCGCAGTAGAGAAAAACAGTCTCATAGCAATACTGTGAAGAGGCAGCAACGTCGGCGCCGCTTGTATCAAGGCACGGCTCAGCGAGCGTTAAGGCTGTATTGCTCTCGATTGAATAAATGCGATACCACCTGGTCCCGGTAGACTTTTTGATGTGGTATCCAGCCTTGAGTTCGGTCTCAAATAATGTCCCTGAGCCTGTTATAGCAGCGCTGCCCTTGGTAAAGGTTACAGTGCCTGTGAGTGTGCCCGAGCCACCTGCAATCGGGGTTAATGTGGTGTCTATCTCTATGGTCTCAGCATCCAGCCAGTTGATTACCTTCAAGCTCCTCGGGTAATTGCCAGTGGGATACTCCAGCTCTTTTATATCGTTCAAGTCCTCAATGGAGCTGATGTCGAGCACCCTCGAGTTGGCAATGGTCGTCAGGACTTCCTTTACCATATAGGGGCATTTATCCGATATTTCGGCCAGGCACTCGAGAATATGCAGGTTGAGCTCATCGTCTTCCCACTTCAGGTCTGTACCTTCCACGAACTCGTCCTTCAGCACCTGGCGAACTATCCCTCTCACCGCCGATAAGTTCTTTCCCATTTATCTACCTCCTATTTCTTGACCGGGAGCTTGCAATAATCCTCTAATTGCTCTTCGGTCATTGAATCAACCATACTTAAAATTTCCTCGCTCTTGGCATAGCTTCTGGGCGTCTCGCCTCGCTTAATGGATAAAGCTAAACAGGCTGCTCGCTTCATTCTTTCACTCGTTGCTGGCATATCATTTCCCCCTTCCTGCATCTATCATTGATGCAGTTGATATTATATGATTCTTCATCTCGCCTTGAGCACCAACAATCACAAATGCCACATGTTCACCATCTTCGGTAAGCTCAAAGCAACCCCCCTCTTTTACCTCCTTTTAGGCATCTATCTCAACACCATAAAGATAAGTTGGTGTTCTTAACTCAAATCCTGAAGACGATTCTGCCGTTACATATTTACCTGCTGCAAATACTCCGAAGACCACTTGCTCCTTGACACAAGTTCCGCCCTCCCCACAACAGAATATCTCTTTGGAATGGGCAGTATCGGCAGAATCACTTTCCCCAATAATGCCACGATTGCTGGCATAGTCAATGTAATAGCTGATGTAACCCGCAATGAAGACCTTACCTACTGGCACAACATAATCAGCATCAGTTTCAACATCGTGGAATGTCTTTGGATTGCTTGAAGTCGCACCCGATGGAAGCTTCAATACCTTTAGTTTATTATAGTCCGTGCAAAGATAGCCTCCCACATCAAACTGAATGGTTATTGCAGGGGTTATCAATACCTCGACACCATAAAGGAAGGTGGGTCTCCTTAAACTAAATCCGCTTGTGGATTCGGCATTGACATACTTGCCTGCCCTGAATATTCCCAATATGGAAGAAGTGCCCGGGAAAGTCGTCCCCTTGCCGAAGCATAATTGCTCCCGGCTTATCGCTCCGTTCTGGGAGGTTCCCTCTCCAATTCTGCCTTTGGTTGTAGCAGAATCGAGATAGCAACTTACCAATCCAGCAATGAACACATAACCCGCAGGAACCATGTAGACTGCTCCAGTGCTTAAATCATACATGGATTTTGGATCACTATCAGTGGCATCAGCAGGTAAGTAGAGAGTCTTTAATTTACTGTAGTCACTGAAGCTTAAAGCTCCTACTCTATGGATAAGTGCTGTAGTCGTTGGTTTAGTGTGACTTCCCATTATTCTTCTACCCCCAAAATCGTTATCGTTCCATTGCTAACAGCACTCGCATTCTTAAAGTAAAGAGTGCTTATATCGACTTTGGTAAATCCGACTATCTCATCTGCCCCCACCGGATAAACTTCAGTACCCGTTTCCCCCAGCAACATGTTATTGGTCGTGACAATGATGATAACATCTCGTAGCTTTTTAGCTGATGTTTCAAACCTGGTGGCGTTATCATCTGCCATCGTCATCGTCTTGCTATAGACATTTCCACCGAAGCTATCCTGAACCTTGCCGATGATATTGGTACCAGTAGCCAGAACTATCCCAGTGAGTAAATCTTTCAATCTTCTCAGTAGGGTATAAGAAGATGGAGTAGCTTGGACTTCACCCATTCTAGTAAGTAGCTCATCGGGTCCGGGTTTTATAGGAATCTGCATACCATTGACTTTGAGTTCTGCTACCCATACATGGTCGAAAGTACCTGATGCTTCCCAACCATACTCAAGAGAAATTCGGTAAATATCCCAAGTCTTGAAAAGAGCATCTGCTTGGAAGTCATCCCAACCATAAAGGTTAGCCGGTCCAGCGGTTAAACCGGTGCCGGTAGTGCCTTCACCATAGAAAAAGAACTGGTCAGTAGTTTTAACAAGAGTATGGGAGTTCCAACCTAAAGCCTTACCCAGCCCAACTACATTTGCCAACTGGGTTATCTCTGCCCTCTTTGAGAAATCATTGGGGTCATGTACCCAGATGACAAGGTTTACGCCAAAGGTCTGAGCAGCAGTCATGTAGTAAGACCATAGAGCTGAGGTAAAATCTATAATCCTCAGTTCACTAACCGGAACGAACATTGCTGCCCAATCATCACCAGTTTGAACACCTCCGTAAAGGTTGGCCTGCCAGCCAGTTCCTTTTTGCCATTGACTCGAGGTGTTTACCTGAGTCCATTTGGCAAGACCGTTATTCGCCGCCCTCAGTATGGGCTGACCAAATATCGGGTCTAGTATTCTTCTAGTCGGTATCATAATTGCCTCCTTTATTTAGATGGGGGGTTTAAGCCCAACCCCCCGAAGCCTTTAAGCCGGGATTAGGTAGTAAAAGCATTTGTAACCGTGCAACCGATAATCCGATTAGCATTATTAACTAAATCGAACGGAGTGGTAGCTTGGACAAAACAACCTGCGTAAATTATGTGTCCAGTAGTTGCATTGTCATCCACGCCGATTGCACAAGTTTCACTCAGTTGCCCGATGTAACAATCCTTAAACCATGAACTCCAAGCGTTGACACATTCTGCAGCAATCTTGACGCCAGTGTCTCCACCAATAAGGCAGTTTTCCACCCGACATCCGTGAAAGTGCGTGCCGGTGATATTGAAGCCTATTGTGAACTGGTTAGCAATGGAACTTTGATTCAACTGCAAGCAATCCTTAAAAACAACACCGCCGGCGTTGCCCATTTCAAAGCCCGCTGCTGGTGCTCCGCCAGGGGAACCATTGGTAGCAAACACGCAGTTCTCAAATCTACTTCTGAATAGGTTCGTGCCCTTAAACGGATACCCGCCTACTCCTGCTTGGAACTGGAGATTGTAGAAGTTTACGCCCCTAGCCGTTGCAGTAGCGAGAACACCCTCGCTTATCCCACTGTCGGCACCAATTCTCGGAATACCCGCTCCGTTTCCACTAGGGTCAGCACCAATACCTATGATGTCACAGTAACTGGGAAGCGAAGTAAGTGCCGTGTATGGCGTTTTTGTCCCCTGAACAACAATTTTATTTCGGATGTAGTCGTTGGTAGTTCCACCCTTTAAGACACGATAAGCCTCTGCGGCGGTTATTGCAGTGCTTATCTCATCCATCGCCTTGTCCCAGGACAGACCATCGTTACTTGAAGAGCCAGAGATGTTGTTTACGAAATAGGTTCGTCCCTCTGTATCATAGTCCCCAAACCCGATAGACTGCCCACCTGGGGCAACTTGAATGTTCTTGAATTTGTGTATTCCTCTCCAAAGCATAATAGTAACCTCCTTTAGTTACTAGAGGGGAGTTATCAGCTCCCCTCTACTATGTTTACTCCTGTTTAACTGCCCCAGTTCGACTGCGGGTCAAGCGAGATGAAAGCAGTGACCTTGCCAGCAGAAAAGGTGCCGTCTATGGTGTAGTAAACACCAAGATACCGCTCTCGGTCAGAGTCTATCTCGCCGATAGGCAGAACGATTGGCTCACGGCCAAGCGTAAGGTCAGCCGTTAGTATGGCAATAGTCTGAGCATGGTGGGTGGGTGTAGACAGTGTTTCTTCGGTGTCAGTGACTATGGTAAACATGACACTTGTTCCACCGACAAACTTTTCATCAACCACAACCACTAAGGACATTGGCCTGCCAGCAGCAATATTTTTAGCCACTCCCAGGTCAATCGTATTAGTGGAGACCTGACTTGTCAGGCCACTGCCAATGTCTAGCTCGTTATCCAGCAATAGTTCCTTGTCCACATACATTGTTATTTCCTCCTTTTATTTTCAGGATAGTTTCAGGTATTAACTGACAGTCGCCTCTTCAACCGTGAGGTTATCGCACACTCTTATAGGTGCATCTAAGAAGCTCACCACTGGTTTACCGGCAGGGCTGTCAATCGTCAGGTTGACATTGGACTTGTTCTGTGCCTGTTTGTGCAGGAACTTGGCTATGGTCTTGTTACAGTAGATGAAGGTCTTAGCCATATTCCCCAGGTCAACAGTTGGTCGGGCATAGTAAGCATCAACCAGCTTACTCATCAGGTCGGCACCGGAAGCCGCATCAGCCGTCAGTTCACTATTGTCTATGTTGCAGATGCGGATTACATACCGATAATCTAGTAAAGCAAGCCCCACTGTCCACTGGAATTGCGTCATGTAAGCCATAAATGATAGACCACTAGAATCTGTAACTACTTGCTTCCCCAAATCATTTACCTGCATACCTGCTGGCGTGCCTTTAGGGTAAATCAGCGTGCAGGTCTTGGGACCCCAAGTGATAATCCAGATAGAGGTATTGTCCTCGCCAGCACCACCGCCGGCGATAATCTGGTCAGCATAATCTCCTGTAGTGAGGTTATACCTTGGGGCAAATCCGTGCATCTTCTCTGGGTTTAATTTCTGGTTGCCGTAGAATAAATCGGTGGCTATTGTACTATTCATACCACTGATAAATGCAGCGTCCTCAGAAGCCCTGAAGGCAGCCTCGTTTCCGTTTAGCCGAGCGATTACCTCATCTAGCTGGCTGTAAGTCTCGTAAATACCACAGGTATCCGTAAGTTGCTTAGTAGTGCTCTTTTCTTTGGCAACACCATAGTTTGGCAGCCGGCTAGAACCAGCAGGTTGAGTAGTCCTCTGGGTGAAGCGATGTCCAGTTGGGAGATTGCCTTCCATAACATTTGCATCGGCTAGGATAGGGTTCGAGGCAGCCAATACCTCAATTATAGTGTCTATACCTCCACTTGGCGTCTCCCTCTTGGCGTAGTCCAGAAGGGTCAAATATTCGTCATTGATAGTCCCCATTGTCTATCCTCCTTTACTTGTACATAGTTGGATACATTTCCTTGAGTTTCTGTTCCTTGGATTTCTCTCCACTCCCAGTCGTCTTACCGGTGTCGCCGTGCAAGCCGGTGGTATCTTTACCCTCAGACATAGCCTTAGCCAGAGACTCAAATTGTTCGTCAGTAGTGAGATTCAGTTCATCAACCTTTGTCTTGAGAACTGAGGCGTCGAGAGTGTACTTCCGAGCTACCCCCCAAATAGTAATCTCCCTTTTGGTAGCGTCAGCAGCAGCTACTTTCTCCTCATTGTCCTTTACCTTCTGGTTAAGGTCTGTCTCTCTCTTATTGAGTTCAGTCTCTCTAGCGTTAAGGGAATGCTTGAGTTTATAGGCATCTAAGAGGTCAGGATTATCCTTGGCTTTCTCTATTTCCTTTTCCTCATCTGCTCTCCGAGCCTTCTCTCTACCTGCCTCTAATTCCGACCTTTCAGTTGCTAGCCGAGTTGCTTCTGCCTTATTAGCTTCAGATTGCTTAGTAACAGATTTTGCATCCCTGCCAGCAGCCGATAAAGCATCGCTCACCGCCTTGTCCTGTGTCTCCTTGGTAAAAGTTCCGGGTGTTGAAGTTCCCTTTTGCCCAGCAGAAGTGTCCCCGGTCCCACCGGGGTTGTCCTTTTGGTCATTAGTTCCGCCCATGGTAAAAACCTCCTTAAATGATTAGAGGGGCTTCTGCCCCTCTTAAAAGAAAAACCTGCGTTAAGATTT